TAGACTAAAAGCTAACGGCTAGCAAGTATTTTTTTGTCTTTTTTCATTAATTTACAAAGTGCTTAAATTATTCTAAAAAAGCCATGTTTTGTAAACTTTATGTAACTTCTGGAAACACACTATATATATATGTCTTTTTTCTGATCCTCCTTTACTTCACTATTCCAACTTGGAATATATTTTTTACTGTTTTTTTCTTGTGCTTAATACTTTAGTATTACTAATAAACACTTTACTAACAAAACACAACCAAAAACACATTTTTTATTTTTACATACAAATTAAAAGTTTACATAAAATTAATTTGTACGAATATACAAACTCCCTACAGCCATATAGAAAGTGTATACATACAAAGTAACGAGTAAAAAGTACAAAAGCCTGTGAGCCCTTATGTACGTAGGGATAGAAAAGTTTACAAAACTACCCTTGAAAAATGAGAAAAAAAAATTTAAATTTTAAGCGGTTAAAAAAACAGTATTTATAAACTAATGTACAATAAAGAAAGGGAATGCTTGCATAACATAATCAAATTAAATAATGATAGGCATTACTAGTTAAATAAAACAACTTCTTGCTTTCCTTTCTTTAAAAGTTATATATATAAATCCTTAAACATGCGAAAAAGCGTAAAAATTTTTCCCCCATACTATACTCTTTTTTAATTTGAGATTTTTGTATAAAAATAAAAACTTTTTCTTTCTCTATATGATTTTTTTATTTATCTTTTGATAAGAGGATTTTGTTTTCTCCTCCCTCTGAAAGGCTGCTTAGTTGATTCTAAGCAGTCTTTTTTTATGCATTGTTTAGTACAAATTAACTTAATTTATATGTACAAACGTTAATTTATGTGCATATTTATACACAAATTCATTAGTTTGTGTAATAAAATGTGTATATTATAGTAGTAAAACACAAACAACCGACAGGAATACTATTATGAAAGAGCAAAACAGAAAAGATAAATTTGACGAGCTTGAAAAAAAATTCAACTTGCTTAACGAAAGAGTTACAAAGATAGAAGAATTTTTCAAAGTGAAAGAGATAGAAGAAAAACCTAAAACTTCGTTTATGTAAAATGCTGACAGAAAAAGACATTAAAGAAGGTCAAAAGACAAGAGAAGAGATGCTTAACGCCTTTAGAGTGAGCAGGAAGATAGTGTCTAGAAAAAGAAGAGGCGTTGCAAAAGAGCTTCCTGAAAGAACATTAATAAATCTGCGGCGTGATTATTACAACTGGATAAAAGATAATTACTTCCCAATCTTAAAACACCCATCTTTTTTAGATCAGAACGATCCTGAATTTCTTTTAAACGCATGGCGTTCTTTTTGCACGATGTCACTTGTGCGATGCAGTAATCACTGTAATTTTCTGTTATCTATCTATCCAGAAAGTGCGAAGTATTTTATTGAGATAGGTAAAATTAAAAAAATATTACCGCTTCGTAGTTCCTTCATTGATACGTATCGAGAAGGTGACGATTCATATTCTGAAGAGAGAGTTAAGGTAGAAAAAGATTTTGCAGGGTGGTTTCAAGAATCGAAAGAACAAATAAAAACACTACTCGCTCAAGACTGTTATTTTTTCGGCAATGTGAAAAATAATTCGCCGCAATACTTTATGGAAAAATTCGTTGTCGATAAAGAAGACAAAGACAACAAAGACAGCGATGCAAAAACAGTTCAAGTTGATTTTAATATAATTTCTAGACAAAGTAACGTCAATGAAAATAAAAGTTAGCGTAGATATATCTGAGCAACAATCGAGATTTATTCTTTCCGAAAAGAAGTTCACGGCATTTGTTGGTGGGCGTGGTTCAGGGAAGACTTTCATTCTTGGGCATAGAGCAGCAGGAAGAGCAGCAAATGGAAGGAATCAATTAATTGTAGGGAGAACATATAAAGAGCTTAGGCAAACAATCATCCCCTCCGTTATAAATGCATTAGAGCTTTATCGAATTCCTTTTAAGCAAAATAAAAATGACAACATCTTAACGCTTAAAAAAAGCAAGATTCTTTTTTTATCTGGAGAAAATCCAGAAGCCATCCGCTCATATACTGATTATCACGATGGATATATAGATGAAGCCGCTTGGCAGAAGAAAATGGTAATGAAGAATCTTTCCATGTGTTTGCGTGGTAAAGATGTTTTGAATCCTACAGTTAGCTTTACGACAACACCAAGAGGCGGATCTTGGTTTAATTTGTTTGTAACGAAATCAAATCAAGAAAAATTAGAGCTAATAAAGTGTACCACTTTTGATAATCCTTTTCTATCTGAAGATTCTTTAGAGCTTTTCAAAGAGGCTTTATCTGGCGATGAGAAGCTAGCAAGGCAAGAACTATATGCTGACATGCTTTCAGAGTCTCCAATCAATGCTGTCATTCCAGACAACTTAATTTTCATGAGTGATGTTCCTTCAGACTTACCTGTTTCTATTGGTATAGATGTGGCAAGGGAAGGAGTAGATAACACTTTCATAGTCGTTAGTAATGAGAAAGGCGTTGTTGAATCAAACAAATTCTCAAACTTGGACGGCATTAATTTGTACTTAAATTTTGAGAAGATAGTAAAGAAGTATAGAACATTGTGCTCTGTGAACGTTGATAATACAGGCGGCTGGGCGTATTCATTTCTAGACATTGTAAAAACAACAGAATATAGAGACAAAGTATTCGGTATAAATTTTGCATCATCAGCAAGTAACAACATATATGCAAACAAACGAGCGGAAATGCTTTTCAAGTTGAGAGACTTATGTGAAAAAAAAGCTTTCTCATTAAAGAATTGTCAAGATGTTGTAAGTGAAATAAATGCAACCACATATTTTTTGAACGGCTCTGGGCAACGTCAGATTATTGACAAAAAATTAATAAAAAAAGATATCGGTCATTCTCCAGATGAGCTTGATGCAGTATCCTTAAGTGTCTTAAATGGATTTAATTTACATACAAATGAAGCAAGGTATTCACCCTTGCCACAACAAGGTTGGTGATTATGAATGAAATTGTAAAAGAGTTTATAGAATTCGCAAATAAAGCGAAGGATAAATATAAATCAGAAATAGACGAGATGAAAATTGACCGTGATATTTTTTCATCTACGAAAGTTTGGGATGAAAAAGACGAAAAGGTTAGAGGAAAAATTAGGGACAAGTCTACAGTAAATCCGCTTCCGATGTATCGTAATGCTATATGTAACAGCTTTAACAGATACCCTTACGACGTTGAGGTTGTAGGACAAGCACCAGAAATAATTAAAGACAAATTAAAGAAAATATCTGTTGACTCTGGATTGAATGACATCATAATGCAATGCGTGTCTGATGCCGTTATTATGGGCAAGGGCTTTGCTTTCATTACAACCAATGGAAATGAAATACAGATAAATTATTCAGACGATCCAACACAGGTTATTATAGATAGCGAATCGAAAGCAATTGATGGTAGTGACATACAGAAGATTGCCTTTGTAGACAAGATGAGCTACGAGAAAATAAAACAAACATTTCCTTCTTTCACGCTAACAGAAGATGAATTGAAGGCATCAAAAAATTTAGATGTTGGATGTTGGGAATCAGGAAAGTATAGTTACAATGTTATTAGTTACTTTACCCTCAATGAGAGTGGCGTTACTTTGTATAGAATCATAGGTGATGAAGTCGTTGAGACCATTGTTTACGAAGGACTAAAGAAGATACCAGTAGTTCCTTTGTATGCAAATGAATTTTGGAAAGAAGGAAGTAGGCATTACAAGGGCATCGTAAGAGATGTTAGGGATCTAATTAAAATAGTCAACTACTCTTACTCAGCGTTAAAAGAAAGACTTGCCTGTCCTTTGATCCCAAAGACAAGAGTTTCTTACGAGTCGGTAGAAGGATACTTAGAAGATTACACACAAAGTAACAAATCAACGGCAGGCGTTGAGCGTTATAAAGAATGGTCTGTAGATGGGAGAAAATTAACCGCCCCATATACAGAATATCCAGAACTAAAAAGTAATGACTTGCTAATCGTAATTGAAAACGCAAAGAGCCAAATAGCGAACATCATTGGTGTTCCCCAATCTGGTCTTGCTTTTGAAACAAATGCCGCACAAGCGACAGCGACAGAGGTATTGCTTCGTTCACAGGCTAACGTAAATAATGTGTCACACTATTATCAACACGCAAAATCGAGCCTAAAAAACTTGATGAGCATCTGCTTAGACCTTTTATGTTATGTAGAAGGCGTAGAGAATACTTTTGAAATAGCAGTCACTAACGGCCCTGAAACTTATGTTAGAAAAGAGATGCTAAGGCAACAGCTGATGGCAACGCAATCACTTGTCCCTGATGCCGTGAAGCCTTTGATTATGGCAGAAGTCGTGAAGACTTTAGAAATAGAAAATGCAGAAGCATTGAGCAACGCCATTCTTTTGACTTTACCTGAAGAGCTAAGGCCAGTGAATAAAACACCGCAAGTTTTGGCTTTAGAATTAGTACAAAGTAAGCAGCAGATAGAACAACTACAGCAAGCATTGCAACAACTTAGCGAACAAAATAAACAGTTACAAGAGACTATAAATACAGATGTAATAAATAGCCAGAACCAATTGCTGATGGTTCGAGTACAGAATGAAAGCTCTTTAAAAACAAAACTCATAGAGATGCAACAGCGAAATAAAGAATTCGAACTAAACTATCAATTAGAAATAGCGAAGGTAGACGCATCACAACGAGAGAAGCTGATGGAACAAGCTAATGAGCAAGCGAAGATTCAAAATACATTAAGGCAAACGGCCTTGAAGGAAATAGAGCTAGCGGAAAAAATGAGGTTGGAAGAGGAACAAAAGAGAAGCGAGCTGTTAGCGTTTGTGTTTAATAAAAATTAATTTGTAGTAAAAAATTAGTTTATGTGTAACACTTGTAATTTTATTTAATTATATTTATAAAAACAAAGGACAGAGATATGGCTGAAGAGCAAGATATAATCAATAGGTATCGTGGCATTTCGTCAAATGATACTGAAGAAAAAAAAGAAGATCCTGTAGAAAAGCAGGCTCAAACACCGACAGAAGAAACCGAGACCCCAAAAGAAACGGTCGAAGGTGAAAGTGTCGAGACACCAGAAGAAAAAAAATCTGAGGGTGAAAAAGAATTTAAAAACAATAGTTCTCCACACGTCGAGCGGATCATAAAAGATCGATTAGCACGACAAGCAAAAAAGCATCAGCGAGAACTAGAAGCCTTGCGAGCTGAGCTGCAAAGCCTCAAGAAAAAAGAGGAAGAGCCAGAGTTCACAAGAGATGACTTTATTGACGAAGAAGAATTTGAGCGATTTAAAGCAGACAGATTAAAGAAGTCAATAAAGACAGACGTGATGCGAGAATTTGAATCCTCTCAAAGAGAGAGAGAAGCCGAAAGAGCACAGCAGGAAAAAGTAAACGCAACTATCGCAAACTTTCTTAAAACTCCTGAAGAGTTACAAGAATGGAAGAGCAGGCTAGAAGATTTTGAAGAAGATTATTCTGATTTTCTAGAGAGTGAACAAGGACAAGAGATGTCTTCGTTCATGATTAACAGTAGCGTATTCCCAGTGATGATTGATTTGATTGCTAGAAACCCTAGCGTTGTAGACAAATTAAGTTCACTGAGTACAAAAGAAGTTTACTACAATTTAAAGCAGCTCGAAGACGCAATTCTGAAAAAAATAACTGGGATAAAAGAAGCCCAACAACAAGAAAATAAAAATGCAGAAGAACAAAAACCAAAACGTTCTCTGCCGAATTCTGGAAAGTTCGGAGGTTCTTCATCAAGCACATCATCAAGGCTAGACCCTAACAGTAAGGACTTTGATGCTAAAGAATACTTGAAAAGAAAATATCCGAATCAGTACTAAAAAGAAAAAAAATTATGGCAAACTTAGCTTCAAACATTACCACTGCACAACTTGACATTTTGTCTGTTGCTGTTGAAAAATATTCCCCCATTCTTGAAGACGTACGTTCTTCACAGAAGGGACTAAAAGGGCGTACTGGCGGCACCCTTCGTGTTGTCATTCCAGATTCAGGATCTGTAGTGATCACAGATAATGGGGTGCGTGATATTACAAATGAAACTTTAAGTAATGCAGAATTTTCAAAAGACTTAAAAATTTCTTCTGCTAACACTGCTTTTAGTGCTACTGTATTAGAGCGAGTGACAAACGTTGATGATTTCGATAAAGAGATCGTTCAACCTCGCTGCGTAAATTACGGTGAAACAATCAATGAAACAATCATTGACAAGGCGTATACAGTTGCTGGAATCGCTCAAACTGCCGCTCTTTCATCACTTAGCTTTGATGACTTAGCAACAACCGCAGGTAAGCTCCGTGAAAATCGAGCCACTAATTTGGTAGGCTATATGTCGCCTACTGTCGCCGCAAAGCTAGGTTCTAAAGCGGCAGGGTCTAACGGCTCGTTCCTTCCTCCAGCAATTTTAGAACCAATGTATAAAGATTCGCAAATTGGACGATTCGCAAACGTTCAATGGAAAGAATCAAAGATGCCTGTATTCACTGTTGCAACTGCGAACGTCATGAGTGACAAATGGGCAATCGTCACGAATGGAGTAGATGGCACCACAGGAACTATCACGCTTGACAAAGGTACTGATTCAACAGCTATCTCTGATTCTAATGTGATTAAAAAAGGTTCTGTCTTTACAATCGCAGGAGTTTTTGCAAAAGATGTGTTGGGCAAAAATACAACTAATCTCAAGGCTTTCGTTGTGCAAGAAGATGCCACAGGTGATACAACGGCAGGGACGATTACACTAAAAGTTGGTGCATTCTCAAATACTGGAGCACATGCTAATGTTAGCAAGATGCCAGCAGCTACTAACGTTCCTGTGCCTGTTAACTGCGGTGCGGCAAAAACATATTCTGTTGTTTTCGTTTTCGAAAAAGGAAATATCGAATATGATCCTGTCGAGCTAAACACCGCTGGTTTTGAATCTGTTACTGTTTCTGGAATCGATTCCAAAATCAAAACTACGGCATTAGTTAGTGGCGACATCAACACGCTAACAGCAAAGTACCGAATTGATTCGGCCTTTGTAACTGGCGGTATTGATGACCGTAGAGCCGCTCTATTGTTTGTATCAATCTGATAATTAAGTTGTACATATAGACTTAATTTATCTATATTATTTATTAACCCTACCTGTCTGGGTAAAAGACAGTGCGAAGAGTTTTTTTTCGTGCTGTCTTTTTTTTATTAGGTATAAAATGACTATAAGAGATATAATTACATTAATAGCGGCAGACATTAACTACACTAGCGGAAACAATTCCGTCGGGTTAGAAGAGGCAAACCGAATTCTTTCATTGATAAATAGATGCATCAATATTTATAACACGCAAGGGTTACTGTCTTTCAATTATCACAGCGAAACACCACAAAAAATAAATGGAAATTACTTTGTAAGTAATGGAATAGATGTTGCTGCGTTGTATGTATTATGCAATTCAAGCAAGCTACGCATAAAGCAAGTACAACTAACATCTCTTTATGAGCTTACTAATAGCGGTGTGATGCCATCATTATTTTCTATAAAAAGAAATATAGATGTAAATGGTGTTCGAATGATTCAGCTTTTCTTTGATACAAAAAATGTTGCTTATGATTTAGAGGCCGTTATAAAAGAAGACTTACCAGCATTTAATTTGAACGACGAATTTACGCTACCTCCAGAATATCAAAACCTTTTAATAAGCGACGTTCAATTACGTTTACTTGTGAATGATGATATTTCCCCAAGCTCGTTACTTTATATTGAAAAGAAAAGAGAATTTGAAGAAGTAAAAAAATTAATTAAGGAAGCAAACTTCAAAAATTATGATTTTGGAGAATATGCAATAAGCAAGTTTGATAAGTTCAATGCAGGTTTGTTCCTATGAAAAAACTTCTTAATTCGTTTACTGGTGGATCTTCAAAGTACAAAGATTTAGACTTTGTTTCTCATGAAGAAAACTTTAATATGTTCCCAGAAACGCTGGAATCTAACGAACATTATACAAATAAAG